TTTTCGGAAATATTTTTAATTTCCATCATAAGAGTGGCGAGTTCTTGTTCGTCCTCTAATGTGTCAATAGAAATTTCAGACGTGGGCAGTATGGATGTATCACTCAATTTGTTACTTGATAACCACTTTTCGATTGTCGCTATTTTACTTTCAATACTATTAAGGGTTAGCGTACTCTTTCTAGCTTCTTCCTTGAATATTTCAAATAGCTTTACATAGTGTTCTAAGTGGAGAAGATCAATAAGAAACTTTTTGCGATTTGTATCTGTCGCAGTAAGAAACTGTAGACTGCTATTTGTGTTCTGGTATACCAACTGAGAGAAGGTTTTAAAGTCGATGCCAATAATATCTTGGAGAGTCTTGTATGTATTGGTCGCTGTATGAGAACTAATATCTTCTCCATCTTCCAAAAGACGAAGCTTAATATTAGACTTCCGATCAATAATGACATCATAGCTTTTCTCATCTTTTGTAAACTCAAGATGTATGTGGTATCCTGAGTTTACATATCTGTTTGGTATATCCGCCTTTTTAATTCCTTTTGAGTTCTTGTTGTACAGTGCCTCTTCTATAATTAACGGGATGGAGGACTTCCCCATCCCGTTAGTACCAACAAGCTGTGTCACAGTATTACTACTTAGATCTAGCTCGTTGTCGGCTCCATAACTAAAACAATTACTCCATTTCAACTTTTGCAGCGTAATCATTAAATATACCTACTATTTGTGGAATCCTTGCCTCTGGTATTTCCAGAATATAGGATAGATACTCTACTAATTCTTCTTGAATGCTCATCTCTTTGCCCATGACAAGAGTGGCTTCAGTGTTGCGTTTTACAACTTTTTTGTCAAGAAGTTCTGTGTTCTTAACGCCTGCAAGCTCTTGAATATCCCCTTCTATCTCATAGATTGTGTGATGGTAGTCTGTAGGTATCATCTCACTTGGATCTGATACTGTTTTACGAATTAGCTGAGGTAGCTGAAACTCGTCCCACATCCACTCCCAGTTGTTTGGGTTTATAAGAAGGTAGCCGGTGCTGACCTCATTTCGGTGAAACGAAGTTGTCATAGGGCTACCGGGGTATACAATGTTGCGTTGAGTATTGCTGTGTGCGTGAAGATCGCCTGCAAAAACTACTGGAAATTCCTCAAACCTGTCTAAGTCCACCTCTGGCTTGACATGGGGAGGGATCTCTCCGCGAACATGAGTGAACAAAGGTTTCTTTGGATCAAACAGTTCAATAGAGTTTTTACGATGAAGATCTGCATATGGCAGTACCCCAAACCCGAAATCATTGTCATAGTATGACATATCAACTACTTTTACAAGAGGGTTGATATCTCGAGTTACTTTTTTAAGTTGCGTAAAGAAGGTTTTGTTTTTCTTTGTAGCTTCGTGATTACCGTCATAGATGAGAGTTGGAATACTCACATTCGAGATGAATGAAAAGTATAACTCCAACTCTTCCATGTTCGGCAGACGGTCAAATAAATCACCTCCAATAACGTGCATATTACACTGTAGTTCAAGCTCGTGTACTTGCTTGAAAAACATATGATAGCGATTTATGGCCCACTCACGAGGTACGTTCTTTTGTCCTAGCTTGATGTGCCAGTCTGCCGTAAATAAAATCATCCGATGTTAAACTCGTCTTCCAATGATTCGTCGATATCGCCCGCTGCATCTTCACGAATCTCATCGAGAAGAGTCTTCTGAGCGTCTGGAGTAGGACGAGGCATAACATCATCCATAGACTTCAGATCAGCAATAGCAGCCATTTCGCTTTCGCTAAGAGCACGCTGCTTGCACTTAAGTACTTGTAGCTGATACTCTACATTGTAGGGAAGAGGACCAGTCTTTACTCGCTTGAACTTGACATCCCAACCAGTCTCAGGATCAGTAGGATCACCGAGGTCTTCTGCTGCAGTCAAGATAGCTTCAAACAGCTTTTTCTTGAGATTGATGATTTTGACTTCACCACCGTCAAGACACTGCATAGCGTAGCTCCAGCCACACTTAAGATCGGGATAGTACTCACGAACCCAATCTTTTTCGAGATTATTAAATCGCTCTTCGTTACGGTCAAAAGACAAGCACTCAAAAGGAATGTTCTTGCCATTCTTACCTTCGAGCCAGTATACGTAACGTGCTAGTACGTCTCCAACCAAGCGAACTTCGTTGTCTCCGTCACGGTAAGCGTAAGAAGTGATTGATGATTTTTTAGCGCCGCCAGCGGCTTTGTTAAATGATAGTGCCATTAGTGTATATTCTCCTGTTTGACTTCTTCGTATAGAAAATGAACTTTACCATCTTCTATGCGTAGTAGGCTGTTATCTTCAAAAAATTCTGTTTCTACTTCGCATTGAAGTAGATCCAGTGTGGTGTCCCCAGTTACTAAATAGTCCGCGTACGGACGCATGGAAGCTATCGCGATATACTGGGCGATTTCGCGATAACTGTACTTGTAAGCATTATGTAGCAATACATCTGGGTGAACAAGGAAGGATTCGCCATTAAAATGCTTTCCAGTATGTTTATAAATACTATCATATTTGTTCTTCGGTATCGCTCCACTTACAAGCATTTTAAAGATGACAAAAAGCGTAAGAGGATTGCCCTCGGACGCTTCAAACATCTTTTTCCAATCGTAGAATAACATATTATACTCTCATTTGAGGCATTTGTCAAGAAGTATTTTTCTATGTTCAAAGCTGTTTGATTTGATAACCCTGCTTCATATAGTAGCCCATTCTGTTGGACGCCTGTCTTTGCGCAGTTTTACCTCTGAGGTGAATGTCAATAATCACCGGATCTCTTTTATCGTCATGTTTTCTAACGACTCGTCCGATGAGCTGAGTGAGCAGTGGCTCATTATTAATAGGTGTGGCAAGAATAAGGCAAGATAGAGTATTAACTGAAATACCTTCGCTAAAAATTGCTTGAGTCCCGTATAGAATATTCTTACTGCCGTGTAGTATTTCATTTATCAACTCTTCTCTTTGCTCATGTGGTACCTCACCCGTAACACATATAGAGTTTTCGCCAGTCAGTTCGGCGCAGCTCTTCAAGAAGTGAACTCGGTCTGACACCACGAGCACCTTGTGCCCTCGTGCCGCATATGCTGATGCTAACATTGCGACAGAGTGGCGATACTCGTCGTTATTTGCAATAGCATTGACTCGCTTAGCCCAGGGGATGTTCGCTCCATCGGGGAACCTAACCTCACTTCTGTATATGTGAATACTTGGCGTGAGGAAATTCTCTTTCGGTGGTTTGAAAATATTCGGGCTGAAGTAGTCTCTGAAGACAACGTGTTTTCCGTCCTTGCGTTCGATGGTGCCAGAGAGTCCAATCTTATACCGAGCATGAGAGGTATCAATAATCTTAGCAAATGTCGGCGATGAAACGTGATGCATTTCATCTAAGATTATAGTTCCGAACTCTTTTCGGATTTTCTCGATATTCCGATACAAAGTCTGAGTATTCCCGATAACAATAGGACTATCAAGCTCAAACCTACCACTCCCAATAATGCCGGGACTAATTCCATATACTTTCTCCACTTCTTTGGCCCATTGATTTCGTAGTGGTACTGTGTGAGTCACTACGAGAGTTTTCTGACCAAGCTTCCCTGCGATTGCAAGACCTGTAAAGGTCTTTCCCCAACTTACCCACGCATTGATGATACAGTTATCATCGAGTGCGTTATAGACGTCCTGTTGACTTTGCCGTAAATCAAACTTAAACTTAGGAAAATCAACAGGAACACACAAGCGTTTTTCAACAATTTCATAATCATTTGGTATAAGATCCGTTCGTCCGATTGGTATAGATACCAGATTTTCGCGCACCCGCTGCAGATTCTTAATGATCTGCGGAGGGTCATTTGGATTTTGCGAAGGTATTTTATACGTGAGTTCATCCGAGAGTACCTTTCGATACTCCGGACTGCACTCCATAAAAATACGGTTGCTAAGCACTGCTTTCATTATAGACCCAACTGATCCTTTG